TCAGGATGGTGGCGCTTCCGGAGGCCGAGATGAGGGCGAGCTGGATGAGGGCGAGCGGCGCCTCGGCCATGTATCCGAGCACGTCGAAGCTCGCGGCGAGCATGTCGACGTGCCCGAGCAGGCCGGTCTTCGCGAGCGGGCGCTTGATCTGGTCGACGAGGTCGACGATCTGCTTTTTGAACTCGAGATAGACGATGTACGCCTTGAGGCCGCTGATGATGGTCGAGCGGAGGAAGGACTTCACGAGCGGCGCGCCTTTCTCGACTGCGCTCACGATCCCGTTCCCGAAGACGGTGACGACGCGCTTCAGGATGGCTCCGGTCGCCGTCGATTCGTCGAAGGCGTGGATCAGCTTGAAGATGCCCCGCACGGCCGGCTCGAGGTCGATGCCCTTCGTCAGAGACTGGAGCATCTTCCCGAACGTGCTCGAGAGCCCCTCGAGGGACATCATCTTCTGGAGGTTGATGCCGCCGAACTTCTTCTGCGTCGCGTCCTTGAGCGCCTTGGCCCCGTCGCCGAGCGACACCTTCCCGGAGAGGAGCGCCTGCCGCGCCTTGTCCACGCCGACGTGCATCGAGGTCGCCAGCGCTTCGGCGACGTCGCTGAAGTCGAGGCCCGTTCCCTGGAGCTCGGTCAGGCCGATGTACATGCGCTGAGCAAGGCGCCCGCGCTCGACGATCTCCTTCATCTTGTTCGCGGCGGCGTCGTCACCGAGCGCGGCGCTCGCCTGCGCCATCGCGTTCATCAGGTCGATCGTCTGCTGCCCACCGAGCCGGCTGCGGGCGAGCGACGCCCCGAGCTGGTTCAGCGCGTCCGTCGACGTCGGGACCTTCATCGCAAGGGCGTCGACCTGCTCTCCGAGGTTCCGCGCGCTCAGCGACGACCGCGTCGAGGCGTCGCGCACGAGCTGCATCGACCGCGCCGCGTCGGCGCCCTTGATCGCCCACCGCGCGAGCGTGAAGCCGAGCGCCCCGACCACGGCGACGGCAGCGGCGGCCGCTGCCGCAAGTCCGGCGACGGCGAGCGTCGCCATGCCGAGACCTCCGCTGCCGCTCACGTGCGTCGCGAGCTCGCCGAGGCCGGCGAGCTTGTCCCTGATGCCTCCGACAGGACCTCCGAGACGGGCGAGTGCGGCGCCGAAACCTTTCGCACGCTCCTCGTTCTTCTTCTTCAGCGCGTCTTCGGTCTTCTTCTTGAACTCGAGCTGCTGCTTCGCGGCTTCCTTCGCCTGGAGCGCGAGCTTGTCGTACGTGGTGCCCTGCTTCAGGAGGTTCACGGTCGCCGCCGCGACGGCGAGCTTCTCCTTGTCGACCGCCGCCTTCAGCTGGTTCTTCGCCGCCTTGACCAGCTCGCAGCTGCCGCTGAGGTGTTTCAGGTGATTGTTCGCGTCGCGGATCACGTCCTTGCTGCGCGAGATCTGGTCGCGCAAGCCGGCGACGTCGTCCGCCGCAGCGGACGCGTTTGTCTCGACCGGCACGCCGATCGGGACTCTTACCTCTTCACCCGATGAACCCAACGCGGAGCCTCCTCAGATCGCCGAACGCACCTGCGATGAGCTCGAGCCCCGCGACTGCGCGGCGCCTCTGCTCATCGTTGTCACTGCTGTCGTCGCCCCGCCGAAGCGCGAGAAGGCACTCACGGCCGATCCTCGCGTCGATGGTCGCCTGTTCGACGAGGCGATTTATTTTCCCGCCTCCTCCGCGTCGAAGATGCCCATCATCGGCGCCATCAGGTTCGAGAGCGTGGACTCGATGCCCACGCGCTTCTGACGAAGCTCGTTGAATTGCTCCATGCTCGGGTGGACGACGCTCGGGGCGACGAGCTCGTACTTGTCCGTGGGCGTCTGCTTCGACTGGTCCCACTTCGTCCACTGCACCATCGCCGGGCGCTTGATGACGACGAATGGATCGCCGGGCAGGCGCGTGTCGAGGAGCTGGAACTCGCTCCCGCGGGCGCCGAGCTCGGACTCGAACCGGGCGAGCAGGCGCTCCTTCTCGAGCTCGCGGACGACGCCGTCCTTGGCGCGTGCGCCCTCGCGGTCCTGCCGATCCTTCCGGAGGCGGGCAAGCTCTTCTTCGGGCGTCTCGATCTTCTTCTCGTCGTTGCTCACGGGAACCTCGTCGGGCTGAACAGGGTCAGGCCATTCCGTCGGATCGTGAGCGCAGCGCACTTCACTTCCTCGACGAGCTTGCCGTTCCCCTGGGCGTATGCGGTCTTGCTGCCGATGACGCGGCAGCCGGTGATCGTGTCGGTCCCGACCAGGGGGCCCTCCTGGTATTGCGCGATGAAGACCCAGCGCCCGGCGCCGTACGAGCCAGGCGCGCCGGCGGCGAGCCCCAGGAGCGCGAGCTGCGGGAGCATCTACGAGATCCAGACGTCCTTCAGGATGCTGAAGGAGAAGCCCGAGACGCTGTACTCGCCGCTCGTGTATCCGATCGGCGCGCCGTCCTTGTTGTTGCCGTGCACGAGCTCGGTGTCGAGCTGGTCCTCGTAGTCGACGGCCTGAAAGCTCGTGTACGGGACGCCGTCGAGCGCGAAGGCGCACGACTTTGCGGAGATGACGTTGTTGTTCCAGCGAACGATGTCGTCCATGGCTTCTTCCTCACTGCGCCGCGGACGGCGTCTCGATGGCGGTCACGTATCCGGCCGCGACCTTGAACTTCTTGACGTACCCGAGCGACACGCTCTGCAGCTCGACGTTGACCTCTGCGCCCGCGTTGCTGCGGATGTCATCGGTGCGCGAGATGATGCACGCCATGTCGTCGACCTCGCCCGGCGTCACGAGCTGGCGATCGAGCTCGGCGTTCACGAGCTCCTCGAGCTTCGCGGCCTCGGCCTCGTCGATGTAGCGCTCGCCGCCCGGGCCGACCTGGGGGCTCTTTCGAACGCCCTTGGAGAGCTTCTTCGTGAGCAGCTGGTAGGTCACCCGGCATCCGAGGTTCAGGCACCGCGCGTGCTGCCAGTAGACGAAGTCGGAGCCCGACGCGGAGATGAGGTTCGCGTTCGTGATGTAGACCCCCTCGAAGCCCTCGATCGTGCGGAGGGTCGTGATCCGGACGTCGTCGAGGCCGGGGTACTTGTCCTCGTTGTGGTACTTCGGATTGTTGCGCGCGTCGGTGATCGAGACGCTGTCGAGCGGCCCGAGCTCGACGTAGGCCGGGTCGGTGCCGACGCTGATCTTCATCCCGCGTGCGGCGACGAAGAGTCCGGTCGCCCGAGCGAAGGGGATCCCGCGGATGGGGGAGGGAATATCGCCGAGGTCGGAGCAGACGACGATGTCGAGGGACACGGCTGCGTCGAAGATCGCGGCGACCGCGTCCTTGTACGTCGTCTCCGACTCGGCGGCGCCGCGCTTCCGGCACGTGAGAACGACGGTCGGGAACTTCCCGACCTTGTTCATGTCCTGGATCCAGAGGTGGCAGACGCCGACCGTGTCCACGTCCGCTTCCATGTCGACGAGCACCGCCTCGAACGGGGAGCTCGTCAGGCGGAGCGCCTCGAGCGCCGCAGGCAGATCGCTGTTCGTCACCTTCGGTGCAGTCGTCGTGAACGTGGCCTTCGTGCCGGCGACGACGGTGCCGGCGCCGAGCGCGATCGACGCGCCTGTGTCGGAGATGGCGATCGTGTTCGCGATGCCGAGCGAGAGGACCTTGCTGAAGGTCTACCCGCCGTCGATCGAGTACCTGTACTTCGCGCCGGTGGTGCCGATCGTCTGACCCACGGTCCACTCGACGACGCAGCTGAAGTCGTCGACGGGTTCGGTTGCCCCGGCCGTGATGACGGAGGTGCCGCCCCCGGTCTTCGTGATTGCGCTGTACGCCCCGGCCGTCGAGGCGACGGCGCGCACGGCGACGATCGTCTTCTTCGCCACGGCCATGACGTATGCGCTGAATTCCGGCAAGTGGCCGAGACCGCACTCCGTCTGGACGACGTCGCGCCGGTTGTAGCTGCCTGCCGAGTTGAGCGTCCCGGCTGTGGCTGCCGCGATGATCGCGAGCACTCCCACGGCCGAAGGTCGCGTCACGCCGGTCCCGCCGTCGACCTTTCGAAATTCTGCACCAGGCAACATGTCGCGCGTTCTCCTTCAGTCTTCGGTCTGGATGGTCTTGGTGATGATGGGTTTCGGGTACCCGACGTCCTGCGGAGCGTCGTAGAGCGGGTGCGTGAGGCGGAGCCCCATGCGGTTCTCTCGTCCGAATTTGCGTTCCCCCTGCACGATCGCGTTGATGGCGCCGAGCTCGATCGTCGCGAAGCCGGTGTGGTGCACGGCACGGATGGTCGCCTCGACGAGCTGCTCGAGCGCGATCTCCTGGGCGAGCTCGTCGTTCGGTGCCGCTCCGTCGTAGGCCCAGACCGAGACGATCATGTCCCGTTGCCAGTCGGCGAGCGCCCGGATCTCTCCGACCTTCACCGTGGGGTCCGTGCCGCTCATGACGTCGCGGGGCCCGACCTGGGCGGGCTCGGAGAGCTTGCCCGCGGCTCCGGAGCGCGGCTCGTAGGGCAGAAAGACGATTCGATTCGCGCGGCCCGGGCCCTGGTTCGTCTGGCTGGTGAGCGCGCGGGAGCCGAAGCCCACCTCGGCGGTGACGCCGGCGGCGACCAGATACTCGCGCACGCTCGTCATGAGCCGCTCGATCCCGGCGCGGATGCGGATCGTCATCGACCGCCTCCGAGGACGCGACCGACGACACGCACCGCGGCGCGACGGATCGCGTCCTGCATCCGCTGGGGGACGCCGTTCGCGGGCGTGAACAGGATCGGTCGCCGCTTGTCCTTCGCCTTCGATCCGTGGTGGTAGACGTACGGCCTGCCGAGCGTGAGGACGATCACGGCCTTCGTGACGCCGCTGACTCTGCCGACGATCGCGGCCGCGGCGTTCGGCAGCGCTCGGCCGCCGTCGTTCTTCGGCGCCCAGGGCTCGCCGTCGGGGCTCGTGCCGGCCGCGGCGGTCCGCCGGGCCTCCTCGAGCACCTCCGGGAGCGCTTCCTCGGCGATCGCCACGCCTACGGCGTCGACGCGGCGGAGGTTCGCGACGAGCTCGTCGAGCGCGGTGAGCTCACCGTCCACGGTAAGCCTCCACCTGTCGGTCCATCCACGTGAAGGGATCTTGCTCGGTGTATCCGAGCGGCGCCGCGCCCGCGAGCGCCGAGCTCGCGTTGTTCTGCGCGACCGGGAGATCGTAGAGGCCCCCCTCGCCATCTGCCGCCTCCTTCACCTGCTCGAGCGCGTCCTTGTAGGCCTGCTCGATCTGGCCGGACTGCGCGTCGGAAGGATTCCAGCCGCGTGCCTGGTAGGCCTCGAGGGTGACGATCGCGACGAGCCACGCCAGCACGATCTCCGGCGTCGGGATGGTGAAGGGCACGGCGTAGCGCTTCCGGAGCCGCGCCTCGATCCAGCTGGTCCACATCGTCAAGCGCGCTGCGATGAACCCCGCCTTCTGCTCTTCGACGAGATCGACGTCGGCCGCTGGCATCAGCGTGCGCGTCTTGAACGTCTCTAGCGTGAGCAGGGCGGCCACAGCCCGAAAGCCCCGGGGCTCGAGGCCTACCGGGGCGGTCGGAAAGAGGAAGCCTCAGCTTCCCTTCAACTTGAAGATCGTGAACGGGTGGCCGTAGCCGGAGCCGTAGCGGCCCTGGGTGAGCCACTCGAGCAGGTTCTGGCGGTTGAAGTCCGGGAGCGTCGCCCCCGTGTAGTAGGTGATCGAGAACGCCTCGCGTTCGAGGTAGACGAGCCCGCCGAGCTGCGAGGAGCTGAGCTGCTCGCAAACGAGGAAGGACGTCGTGTCGTTCTCGAAGCCCGCGAGCTCGTCGGCGATCGTCGGCTCGGTGAACCCGAAGGATCGGATGACCGCCTCGACGTCGCCGCTTCCTCCCGCCGCTCCGATCGCCTGCGCGATGAACTTGGCGTTCGTGAGCTGGACGACGCGCTGCTGCATCTACGGGGGCGCGAGCAGCATGACCGGCTTCAGGAACCGCGGATCTTCGCCGTTCGGCATCTTGATGCCGCGGATGTAGGCGACAGCCTTGGAGAGGTTGGTGAGCGCGGTGTCCATCGCGACGCTGTCGTCGATGACGCACGCGCCCGGGTACGATCCGCTCGCGGCGCCCGTGAAGACGTTCGAGAACGTGCCGACTCCTGCGTCACCCGGGTTGACCAGGTGCGACGCATCGAAGAAGGGGCGCCCGTCGTAGCAGAGCGCGTCGGCGTTGTGCCCGTTCTTGAGGAGCTTCGCCGCCTGCTTCTGCGGCCAGTAGCCCATGTACGAGCCGATGTCGCCCGACCACTTCACGGCGAGATCGACGCCGTTTCCGTCGGTGTCCTCGAGCTGCGCCTTCTGTAGACGGAGCCCGCGACCAGCGAAGCCGGTCTCGTACTCCTGGGTCTTCGACAGGATCTCGTCGAAGGACATCTTGCCGCCGCTCGGGCCGGTGTCCTCGATTTGCGCCGTCGACAGGAGCCACGAGAGGATCTCGCGGCGTGCGCCGGTGGGGCGCTTCTTCATGACGCGCGGCCACCAGACGTTCGAGGCGAGCCGGACGTACTCGTTCTCGGTGACGACTTGCATCCGAGACTCGAGGTCCATCAGAAATTCGGGAGTGAGTGCACCCATCGTTCAGCTTCTTTCTTTCTTTCTCGAGGTCTGGATCAGGGCGCGACGGTGACGTTGACGGCCCACTTGCCGGCGTTCTTGATCGCGGTCGCGAGGTGCCGCTTCGACGCAGTCGTGGCGGTGTTGAGGAGGACGGTGCCGGTCGCGTCGCGGTACGTGATCGTGTGTCCGTTCTTCGTGCCGTCAGCGTGGAAGTGAGCGCGGGTACCGTCGGCCGCGGCGGCCGGGAGGGTGATCGTGCTGTTCGCCGCCGTCGTGGGGACGTCGTAGACGGCCTCGTGCTCGATGCCAGTCGGGGCGGAGTCGCCCGCAGCGAACGCCGGGAGGGTCGGCTGCGAGAGCACGGCGCGAGCCGTGTTGAGCTTCTCGACGAGGACGCCCTTCGTGGCGCTGATGCGCCACGCGCGACCTGCCGAGGATCGACCGGTCGGAGTGATCGTCACCGTCTGGTCGTCGAGCATGTAGACGACCTTGCCGACGTCGGACGCCGTCACCGCATCGGCGGCGGTCGCGTTCGCCCACCACTCGCCCTGCTTCTCCGTCTCGAGGTCGACCGTCACCGTCTTGTCGGCGGAGGTCGCGTCGATGCACTCCTTCGGGTTCGTCTTGAAGACGCCGATCGGGTGGAGGCCCGGCGCCGACGTCGCCGGGACGACCTTGCCGTCGCTCCGGAAGCACGCGCGCCCGTTGTGGAAGCCCTTCGTGCCCGAGGCGAGCGTGAGCTCGACGAGCTTGAAGGTCTCTTCTTTCCTCATCTACTTGGTCGTGAGAGCGCTCATTTCAGGCCTCCTTCTTCGTCTTCGAGGCCGCGACGCGCGCCTCCTCTGGGGTCATGGCTGCGAAGACCATCCGCGCGCCCTCGCGTCGGATGCCGCCCTTCGAAGGGGTGAGCCCGAACGCGTTGTCGAGCTCGTCGGCCGCCGACGACACGCGCGTGACGCCGCCGAGGATGTTGCCGCCCTGACCCGCACCGCGCGTCACGACTGCCTTCTCCGCCGCAGCAAGGTCCTTCTTCTTCGCGCCGGGGACGCCCTTGCAGACCTCCCGCACGGTCGCCATGGGCGTGATGAAGGCGCCGGCCTTGTCCTTCTTCGTCAGGATCGCGACGAGCTCGGGCGCGAGGTCGGGGCGCGTGGCGATCAGCTTCGCCCGCTCCTGCTCGGCCTTGTACGACTGGAGCCCGGTGACCTTCGCCGACAGCCGCTGCACCTGCGTCGCGAGCTCGGCGGTCGCCGAGCCCCCGATCGCCTTCGTAGCGTCCTTCGACTTCGGAGCTTCCTCCTCGTCGTCCTCGCCCTCGGCCTTGGCGTCCTTCTTCGACTTCGGAGCTTCCTCCTCGTCGTCCTCGCCCTCGGCCTTGGCGTCCTTCTTCGACTTCGGAGCTTCCTCCGGCTCGATCGCCTTGAGCATCTTCTTCGCCTTGTCGGCTTCTTCGCCGTCGCCCTCGGCGGCTTTCTGGAGGGCCGCGAGCATTTCCTCGAACGTCATTTCTGCTGATCCCTTCGCCCTGATGGAGAGCTCGGTGGTAGAGCCGCCCTTCGCGACCATCGCGATGAGCTCGTCAAAAGTGGTGACCTGGTCGGCGAGGCGGGCGCCGACGGCGCCGGCGCCGATGAAGACGGCGGCCTCGAGCGCCTGGACGTCGGCCACGGGCAGGCCCCGGAGCTCCGCGACGTGCGCGTAGAAGAGCGCGGCGTATGCGTCGACCTGGCTCTGCATCGCAGAGATTGCGCCATCGCTGATGGGCACGTGCGGGTGTCCGTCGGCTTTGCGCGCGCCGCTCGTGACGACCGAGAACTGGAGGCCCATCGCCCGATCGGCAGCGCTCTGCTCCGCCGCGACCGTGATGACGCCGACGCTTCCGACGCGCGCCGTTGGCGCCAGGAAGATGCCTGCGGTTGCGGAGCACGCGATCGCGTAGGCGGCGCTCGCCGCGACACTGTCGGTGAACGCGTAGATCGCCTTGCCGCTCGCCACGGCACGTTGCCGGATCCAGCGCCCGAGCTCGCAGCATCCGGCCGCGTCGCCCCCGGGAGAGTCGATCACGAGGACGATCGCGGTCACGCTGCTCTCGAGGGCGGCGGCAACGCGCGCCTTGATGGCTTCGTAGTTGTCGAGCCACGGGAGCTCGGCGCGCTGCGTGAGGGGTCCTCGGACCGGGATGATCGCGGCGGTGCCGTCGGCGACCGCGCACGCCTCCAGGCCGCCGGCGCCCGAGTCCGGGAACTCCTGTCCCCAGCTCGAGGCCTCGAGCGCGAGCAGTCCGCGGCGGGTGTACTACACCTTCATGCCGCTCGCCTCCCGTCGACGTCGAGGTCCTCGTTGGCGTTCGTGTCGTCCGCGTCGACGTCGTCGCTGACCACGTCGCCGTCTCCGCCAGCGTTTCCGCCGGAGGTCGGCTCGATGTCCACGAGCGGGTACCCGTTCTGCGCTGCGAGCGTGACCGCATCGAGGCGCTTGCCGTAGGGCGCGAGCGCGACGTTCGCCGCAGCGACGCCGTCGCCGAAGGCCTTCAGCGCGGCGGCGGCGTCCTTCTCGTCCTTCGGCGGCGTCGTGTCCCATGAGAGGACAGGCGCGCGCTCGAGCGCGAGCTCGCCCCACCGCTCGATCACGAACGGCGGGATCACCTGCGTGTTGATGGTGTACGCGAGCGCCTCGCACGTCGCAGCGACGAGCTTCTCGAGCTGGCCCTCGCCGACGTCGCCATTCGAAAACCCCTCGCCGCCGTCGGTCGTCATCACCTGACCGGTGATGGCGATCGCGTACTCGCGGTTCGAGCGGTCGACGGTCTCGTCGAACGACTCGTGACCGTTGCCGTTGGACTCGATGATCTTGACGTCCCAGCCCGGCGGGAGCTCGAAGACCGTATTGATTCCCCAGCCGATCATCCGCTCGATGAAGCCGGCGCGCTGCGCCTCGCTGGAGGCGGCGGGCGCGACCGCCGCGCGCGCGGGGTTCGCGAGCTTCGCCTCCCAGTTCGACTTGTGGAGCTGCGCGTGGGACTTCCGGATCCATGACGCGCCGAGCGCGGGCCAGAGGCCCGCCTGCCACGGCGCCTCCCGGCCCCCCTCGATGTGCAGCACCCACTTGCCGTCGCCTGGTGTAATCGGTAGGGGTCCCGCGATCGAGAGGAAGTACCAGCGGTTCTCGGCCCAGACGTACCGCAGGAACTCCGGATCGCGCCGGACGAGAACCGGGTAGTCGCGCCCCTCGACGGGGAGGAGCTCGCCGAGCGAGACCCCGATGCCGAGCCCGTCGGCCGCCATCATCGTGAGCTCGGTCGGTGGGCACATGGCGTCGAACACGGAGCGGACGCCGTCGCGGCCCTGGAGCACGCGGACGATGTCGTCGTCCCCTGAGAACCGCTTCGGAAGCGATGCGACGCTCTGCGTTCGGGTCTTCAATACGCCGACGAGCGAGCCGTCGATCTTCATGGCGCGCCAGAGGCGAGCCGCGGCAGAGAGGTCCCCGCGGTCCGCGAGATAGATCGCGGTCTCGAGATCGGCAAGGAACCACCGGAGCTGCGAGGAGTGGAGCGGCGTCAGCTGACCGCCAAAGAGCGATCGGATCTTCTCGATCGCGGCCTCGCTCATCGAGGCGCCGGCGCGCTCCGGCGCCGTGTACGCGGAGACGCCGAGCAGCGCGGCCACGCGCTCGCGGAGTTTCACTGGCCCCTCCACACGTCGGCGCCTGCGTAGGGATCGAGCCCGACGGCGCGCGGCTCGTCATAGACGTTCGCCGCCGGCGGCGGCGCGGGCGCCTGTCCTGCCTCGAGCGCCGCGTCCCACGAGACCGGCTGCCAGGCGGCGAGCGCGACGGCGTCCGCGCGGTCCGGCGAGCGCCCGAGCGCCTTCCGGAGATCATCCTTCGACGTCACCTTGAGGACGCCCGTGACGAGCGCGATCCATTCCGGCGCGTGGAGCTCGCGGGCGAGCTTCGCGTCTTCCGGGATCTCGCCGCCGTCGACGAGCCACGCCCGCAGGTTCGCCCACAGTTCGTCGCGCGCTCGCCCGTAGAGGTGCGGCTGTCGGTGCGCCTTGTCGCTGGCTCGGAGGCCTACGACGCGGAGCTCCGCGGGATGCTGCTCGGCGTGCGCCTGGAGGAGCTTCCAGATCGCATACCCGTCCGGGCCTTCGCGATCGACGATGACGGTCACGAGCTCGCGGGGCTTCGCGTTCTCGGTGATGAACCCGCGAACGAGCGCCACGTGGGCTTCGTGGGACAGGCCCATGCGCGTGTACACCCCGAGGATCCTTCGACCGCGCCGCAGTGCGAACGCGCTCTCGTCGCCGGACGCGCTCGGTCCCGCGGGATCTACGCCGATGACAAGGGGCCCGTCCGCCGGCGTCGGGACGTAGCGTCCGCGATCGTCGCACGAACCCTTCCAGCGAGCCTCGGCGTCGGTGATGAGCGCGACGGAGATGATCTTCCCCGTCTCGCTCGTCACGAACTCGCCCTTGACGCGGATCTTGTAGAGGGCGGACTCCTCGCCCCACTCGAGGCGCTTCTCCTCGACCCACTCGTGACCGGCGAGCCCGGGGAAGACCTCGCGGCGCTCGAGCACGTTCGGGCTCTCCTCGCTCGAGACCTGGATCGCGTAGTAGAAGCCCACGGGCGTCCCGTTGGCATCGAGGACGGGGGTGCCGTCCTTCTCGAACCGCAGGGCCTTCTCGGTGTGCGACTTGAAGAATTCGCCCTCGGTGCGCGTCGGGTTCGAGAACATGACGAGGCGCGCGCCGCCGGCGCGGTTGCCCTCGATCGCCTCGAAGATGGCATCGTCGATGCCGGACGCTTCGTCGGGGAGGTACAGGAGGTTCGCGCCGGAGATCCCCGCGACGGCCTCGGCGTCCCTCGCCGTGAAGCCGGAGATCTCGCGGAAGTCGCTCGCGCGGAATCCGCTCCGTGCGAGCGAGTTCATCGTCCCGCCGATGAGGCTCGAATGGGGGCAGGGCCGAGGCTCCGGGCGTCGCTCGCGGGCGCACGCCGCGCGACACGCGACGCAGCACCCCGCGCGGCTCCGGATCTTGCCGAGCTCGCGCCAGAGGATCGCGTCGACCTGGCGCGCCGTCGTCGACGTGAAGACGACGCGCGCGTCCGGCAGCGAACAGAAGAAGTGGAGCGCGATGATCGCCGCGGTCGTGCTCTTCCCGATCTTGTGGCCGCTGCGGACGGTGACGCGCTTGTACTTGACGTAGGCCTCGAGGATCCGCGCCTGGCCCGGCGAGACGCGCATGCCGAGGATCTCCTCGGCGAACGCGACCGGGCGGTCCCAGTACCGAGCGTCTGGCCACTGGATGCCGAGGGAGTCGGCAAGCATCGCGACCAGGTCGCCGGTCAGCACGCTGCCGCACGTTGGTCGGCTCCTCGCCTTCGAGCGAGCTCCGCGTGTGACCTCCGCGACGGTCGCCGTCGTCATTCGGCCGCGGCCTCGAGGTCGCTCGATCCGCCGCGCTCGACGCGTTCGATCGACGCGATCACGGCGCGCGCCGCGTCCGGGTACGGACGCAGCGCGTCGACGACCGCGGCTCGAATGCGGCGGTAGAAGGGCGAGCTCGCGATCGTCGCCTCGTTCGCGCCGGCCTCGCCGGTGAGCGTAGCGAGGAGGCGGAGAGGACCGGTCATCGCCCGGAGACACGCGACCTTCGCGCCGATGGGCGCCTCGTCGTCGCTGTTGACGGCGTCGATCAGCTCCTGGAGCGAATCGACCAGCCGGTCCACGCGTTCGCGCGCGGTCCTCGGCGTCGCCATGGCGCGGGCGCTGATCTCCTCGCTCCTCGAGGTGGCGGGAGCGGCTTCCTCTTCGTTGGCCTCCACGGCCGGAGTCGAACCGGCGACCTTGAGGGTTAGAGCCCCAGGCGCCGGGTCCGCGGCACGCAGAGAGATCTAAGGCGCGCGCTGCCGCTCGAGCGTCTTCGCTCCAGAGCGGTCGACAGCGGCCAATGGAGGTGCGCGCTGAACGTCGACGGGGGGGATGTCGCCTGACTGCCCAGCGCGCAGGTGGGAGGCCATGTGCTTCGCGAGAGCGGCACGCTTCAACGGATAGCCGCCGCCGCGGAACCGATCGCAGACCTCGAAGAGGTCAACACCGGGCTTCGCGGCAGCGGCCTCGATCTCGAGGCGGCTCTCGTGGTCGCAGACGGGGCAATCCACCTTTCTATCGTGCAGGGATCGAGCGCCTCAGGCGAGAGCAGCTTGTGGCGCGTCTGCCGAATTACGGGCCAAACCGGGCCGCCGCGGGCCGAGACGGGCTCGATCGGGCCACGGCGGGCCAGGGGTCAGAGCCGGCGCGTCGTCAGCGCGTCGTCGTCCTCCCACGCGTACACGGGGATCTTGAGCACCGTCTCCATCTGCTGCCGCCACTGCGGCGTGGGGGTGCGCTTCGCGTGCGCCCACCGACGAACCGCCGTTGGATCAGACCCGATGCGCAGCGCGAGCTGGGCCGCAGACTGGAAGCGCAGGAGCTCGCGGAGCCGACGAACGCCGTCGTTCGGGGCCTCGATCGCACGCAGGATTTCTCGTGGCATCGTCCGTCGCTCCTGGGTGGCCCGGTTGGCCCGATCGTGTTTTTCGGTGGGTCTCCCGGGTCTTTTTCGCGACCCCCGAAGGAGGCGAAGTCCCCCTGACTGTTCGCGGGGCCCGTCGGGGGCCGCGCTGGAGCCATCGTGCCGGCGCTCAGTTGGCGTCAGGAGCTCTTTCGTCGGTGTCGACGGAGGCCCGCTCGAGCGCGCCCTCGAGTGCGCGCTCG